TCATTGCTGGATTTAATCCAGTGTCAAAGTATCTTTTAAGAGCATCAGTAGAAGTTCCTATAGTTTTACCTACTAATGAAGCTGCTGTTGCTAAATCAAGTTTCATACCAGTAGCAAAATCTTGCAAGGCTGGAGTAATCATTAAAATCTGACTCTCTGTTAATCCTAACTGTGCTAGAAATGATTGAGCTTGTAAAGTAGCCTCATCTCCAAATATTGTAACCTTTTGTAACTCCCTAGCTTGTTCAGCTAAGTTAGCAAATGCTTCTGCATTGTTTCCTAGTGCAGTTCTTAACGATGTTTCTGCTTTTATCTGTTCGTCAAATGCTTTAACACTTGCAGCTCCAAAAGCTAAAATAGGTAAAGTAAGTCCAGTAGAAATAGTACGTCCTAAAGACTTCATATTATTACCAAACTTTTTCATTGACCTCATCGACTTCTTGAGGTTACTCTGAAACTGCTTATCGTTTAACGATAGTTTAATACTTAAAGTTTTCTCAGCCATTTTTCTTATTTAGCAATTCGTATTTCTTCTTAACATACTCAGCTCTCTTTCTTTGTTGTTCGATGTCTATTTCTTTCTTAGTCTTTTCCCACTCAAACTTAATAAGTTTATCTGGAGTTAAGGATTGACCTTTCTTAGTATGTGGCTGTAAGTTACAACACGCCAACCACCGTACTCTTTCCCATTCAAACCTCTGCTCTAATTCAAACCTATCATTCCTACCCTTTTGAATACAAAAGAACTCGTGAAATGTTAGCTCCCAAAACTGACTAGGTAAAAGTCCTAGACCGTAAGCTACAGCCTCTAGACTATCCCAGTTTATTTCTTTGTCTTCGCCACTTTCTTTGTGGCTTTCACGTTTCCCTCATCTTCAAATTTAGCAGAAAACTGTGTAGAGAATACCTCTAATACTTTATTTAAAGCATCAAAGTCATCATCTAAAAGGTCTGCAACACCATCAACATTTAAAGAACATTCTTTTCCACTAACTCTAGCACCGTCTTGTAAACCAGCTAGAATTAATTGACAAGCATCATCTAAACTCATTCCCTCTCCTAGCTTGTCTAAATCTTGTAAACTTCTACCAGTTGCCTTAGTGAAGTTTCTTAGACTATTCATCCCAAATCTTACTGGGTAGTCTTTACCGTTTATTATTACTATTTCGTACATTTTGTTGGTTATTAGTTTTATTAGTTGGAGCAGAGCCGAAGCCCATACCCCAACCAACAAAAGGATTATACAGTTGTTACAGTTAATGCTCCAGTTCCCTCGATTGAACAAGAGTAAGTAGGTGCATCTTCAGTACCAGCAGAAATTTCTAGACTTGTAACAAATCCAGAACCACTATAGTAATAGTCTCCAGTAGAAGTAGAAGATAAAGTGAATGTAAATGTTACAGCAGTTCTTGCTAACATTTGTGTAGTCAACTCATCTACTTCAGTATCAGCAGCACTCGCTGGATTAAAGTCCATAAGACCATCAGCACTAAGGCTGAAAGACTTTTGACCTCCAATGATGTCTCTGAAACCAGCAGAATCTTTGTTAGAGATGTCTATAGGGTCTACGTTAATACTTAAACTTACATTTTGCGAGTGCATTAGCTTCGCATCAGCTCCTCCATCCGAAGGACTTACTTTTAGGATTAAATCCGTTCCATTAAAAATTGCCATTTTCTTTTATTTAAAATTTATAACTAGTTATCTAAATCTTTTGAAGTTTCGTCTTCTTTAGATTTCTTCTTTGTTGGCTTTGCAATAGCGTCTTCATTAGCGAAATGATTACGCTCTTTTCTACCAACCTCATAAGTTTCGCCTTTGATGTACTCTACACCTCGAAACTCAATATCTTTTTTTAATTTAATCTTATACATATCTATCTATTTATGTTAAATCTGTAATCTTGTCTTATACCGTAAAAGCCTAAACTACCAGCACTATCATCGTATAGCTCGTCTTGAGACTCATAGAATATCTTGTCTACTACTACACCACTATAAGTGCCACTAACGTAGTCTAGAGCCGTTCTAACGTGTCCAGCTAAAGCTACTAAGTCAGCGTAGTTATTGTGATACATACTTATCTGAACAGTTACATAGTCGTATTCACTTACACCGTTCTTAGTATTGTTAGGTATATCTGATACCATTTGATAAGTAATATAAGGCAACTTGCTTTGTGTTGGAAAGTTATACCTAGAAGGGAATATACGCTTATTGCCATCAGTAGTTACTAATGGACTTACATTGCCATCGTTTCCTAAAATATTATATACAACTTTACCTATCTCCATTACTTCATTCTTTTATCAATGAGCTTTTTTACTTGGTTTATTACGTCATTTTGTGCTTGGCTACCTTTATTCATTGCAGCCTTATCTAACATTCTAAGTCCTGGAATACCTCTAAATCCATACTCTAAAAAGTAAAAGTAGAATCCAGTTTTTTTCATATCAGCATAAGCACCTTTAACTCTTGGTCCAATATATACTGCTGGTGGAGTGCCTCTTCTGTTCTTACCGTTTATTACAGCTAGAGACTTTCTTAACTGGCCACTCTTCTTAGGTACTAAGTCTTTTAACTCTTGCTGTATAGGCTTTGCAGCTTTTCGCATACCTTGTCTCAAGATAGTTTTATTCTTGCTTTCTGACATATTAAGGCTCTCTAAGTCCTTAATCAAAGACTTCAGCTCTCTCTCATCTATTTTAGCTGATACTATCATTAGTTGTCAAAAGGATTTATACCGTTATCTATTAAAACATTTACCCAGTCTAATTCGCTTGTGTACATATCTACGTCATCCCACTTAGTTTCTATACATTGGTAGGTTTCTAATGCACCCCAAGAAACAATCTCTCTTTTATCATTCCATACAATAAAGTAGCTCTTTACTTCTGGGTAGCATATTTCTGTCATTCTTAGTTTAGACATATCTTAGCTTGTTAGTTCTGTTAGTTCAGCATCTGTTAGAGCTGTGTTAAATACTGTTATTGCTTTGACTTTACCGTAGAAAGAAAAAGCTCCATTACCACTATGAAAGTCTATATTATTAATTGTATTTGCCCCAAGAACACTACCACTATTATCTGTTCCAACTTCTACTCCGTCAACCCATAAAGCAAAGTCATTTTGCTTATATTTAAAAGCTATTTTGCGTGTGTTAGTAATAGTTGTTGTATGGCTAATAGATGCTTGAGCAATTCCACTAATTTGATATCTTGCATTGATAACTCCAGTAGATTCATATCTTAAAATTACTCCATTAGAAGATGTTCCATCATTCAATGTAATAAATCTTCTTTGTGCATCTACCTCAACTAAAGCAGCTATCTCTGCATATAATACTCCCTCTGTTGAGTTTATTAAGTCAGCACTACCAGCACCAGTTGCAGTCTCTGTAGCTCTTGTAACTGTGCTTCCAGTTAGTGTTGGTATGTATGATGTAGCGTAGGATAAGGCTTCAAATTGAGCAAAAGCAATTAAAATATCTAAATCTCCAACTTGAGTACCTGATTTAATTAAACCTACATTTCTATTACTTTGTGTTGTAGCAGAAGAGTTGCTAAATGTAAATCTTTGCCATTCAGTTGTTACATTAGCGTCTTGTCCTTGTGCACCATTGTCCATAAAAAGTCTTACTGATTGACTCGAAGCAGTATTACTTTTCATATAAATAGATAAAGTATGGTCATTACCTATATGAGATAATGATTGATATATGAAATTAGTAGCGTTAGTCCATTGCAATCTACTTGCGTTTTGCGTTCCGTCTGGAGAAGTAGCAAAATTAGAATTAATAGTTATACTACCAGATGATTGCCATTGCTCAAAATCATTACTATATGTGTACTTATTAGTAGAAGTAGGCTCTAACAATATATGACCATTATCTCCATTACTATCGTAGCTTATTCTTGGAATGTTGTTGGTGTCTATTATTTCTTTGACTGATACGTTCTCTATTGAGCCTATAAAATTATTTTGCGCTTGTATTCTACAAGTTTCCGTAGAAGTTGCAACCATATATTGTATAAAATTACCATTAGCTGTAATAAAAACAGATGATGCTTGACCAGCCCTAACTCTAATATTTCCTTGTGTATAATTAGATATTGTAAATTCAACCTTATAAGTTTTTCCAATAATAGCTGTTGATGGCGAATTTATTAAATAACTATTTCCACTTACACTACCATCATTACTTGCCTTGCCATCTTCTATACTCCAACCACTTCCTAAAGTCCAATAGTCATTAGGGTCTACTTGTTTTACTGATACGTTGTCTATTGAGCCAATGAAATTTTGAGAATATAATCTGAATTCAGTTTGAGATAATGAAGTAAAATATGTAACATAACTACCAATACCATTGAATGTTTGAGTTACACCATAATATATAGACTCTAATGCAATATTACCACTTGTGTAATCAACAATATCAAAAGATAATTTATATATTTTATTTGTTTGTAAGATTGTTTGTTTTAATTGTTGTCCATAATTAGAACCTATACTTGTAGCCTTTCCATCTCCTATACTCCAACCAGTTCCTTTTGTCCAATCACTATCAGTAGCAAAATCTCCATTAGTAACCAACTCACTACCTAACTCACTAAAGTCTCCGTTCTGTACTAAGTTACTTCCTAGAGTTCTGCCTACCATCTCGACCAAGCCACTAGAATTAACTCGACTAGCAACACTAGCTCTAGCAAAGTCAAAGTCCTCATATGGTTGCTCTATAGGTGCTACGTTGTACATAGTACCAGCCTTATACCCAGTAGGAGTTAAAATTATATTCGCTTTGTCTAGTAGTCCTGATGCCATTAGCTTATGTCGTTTAGTTCTTGTAAAAATGCTTGACTATCTGTAGTGTTCTCTACTACTCCTCCAGCAGCTACTACTCTTGTATCTAATACGCTAATATACTGAGCTGGTGTTGGGTCAAATATACCACCATCAACGATAGTCCAGTTGTCATCTTCTATTAATGATTGCTTAGAATAGAATGCACTAAATGTATATTGACTACCTCCAAAGTTAATATTTATATTTGGCTCTACTGGAGCAGCAGCCCAAGCTATAAGAGTTGCATCGTAGTTAGCATTAGATAAGCC